AGCAGCCTTCTTTCCAAACTCTGAAATCTTGCTTGAGTTAGTTTCAACGGCTTTATCAGCTTCGCCTAACTTCTTTTTTAAGTCATCAACATCAGCAAGGATTGATAACTTTAATGTGCGATTACCAGTAGCCATTAGACCCATTCCTTAATGATGCGATCAAAACTTTGTTCCCACTTGTTAATCAATTCAGGCTGAATTCTGCGAAGGGTTGGATAAATAAACCATCCGCGAGATCCACGACCTTGCCGTCCAGAATATGCAGGGAACTGTTTGAATTTATTTGAACCAAACTCAATGCCACCCCATAGGGTTTGTGTAGTAGCACCACCTGAAAACTTTTGGCGTGCGAATCCATAACTGAATTCACCGATCTTGCTTGACTTAGAGATGCTAACGCCATCCGCGACTCTTTGCGCAACCGCGCCAGCCTTTGTTCGACCTCTAGCTGCTTGTTTAATTTCCTCAGATGCAAAATACGCCAAAGCAGCAGATTGACGGCGTGCTTCATCAGTAGCTTGTTCATCCATAAGTTTGAAAGCCTTGTAAATGTCGCGTAGGTCTTTTTTGTTATAGGCGATTGTTTCACTTGCCATACCTCTGCTCCAATACTTCGATCGCTGTCAAAATGTCGTCTGAATCAACCCATTCACTCATTGGAATTTGTGTGGCTATTGCCAACTCAACCAATAATCTGCTTAGGCTTCCTGCTGGATGGCTTTTGGGTCTGCATCACCGACTATTACATCAGCGACAGTTTCCATCCATACTTCAAATCCTTTTACTGGCTTTCCTGCTGCTTCTCGCTTATGTGCGTTATAAGCCAAAAACATTAAATCCCACATGCCAAGTTTTTCTTTTGCTTGGCTTATGGTGTGCCCAGTTGATTTCTCCCACTTAGCCCACTCAGGCGGTTGGGCAATATAAGTTGCTTGCTCGCCTGAGTTATATTCAATTGTAATTGGTAATTTCATTTTTTTGCTCCCGTTTTATTTCTTAACTAAATGTTTCGGTTACTGCTCCACCTGAAACAGTAAATTCAAAATCAACAGTTTGTGCATCAATTCCGGATCCACCAGCTGTTGGGAATTCTGGCTTAATTGGGAATTGAAATTGTGCGCCAGTTGCAGCTGTTAATGTGATTGTGATATCTGTATCTGGAGCAGTTTCTGCTGCTGTCCATAGAGCCTCACAAACTGAGTTTGCCTTGCCCCAATCAGCCAACATTGATAATGCAAATGTTCCTGAAATGTCTGTGGTCTTATAAGCAACGCCATCAAGTGTTTGATACGCCTGACGCTCATTGACCTTTGTTAATACTGCGCTGGTTGCTTGCGCTTCGATGTCTGTTCCACCTGTGAAAGACAACGAAATATCGCGACCAGTAATTACAACTGTTGCCATGATTATTTCTCCTTAGACTGTGCGTGTGTAGTAGGTAGATACTCGAACATCTGCGATAAGCAAAGTCGATGCTCCGACTGTGGTAACTGTTGGTCTTTCGACCGAGCTGACAATGTATCCCGCTGGAATAACTGCCAGAACGCTTATGATTAACTGCTCGATATTGTCGAGCGATGCAGGATTGCTGTTATATGCAACTGCAACTGTAATAGTCATATTGATTTTTGATCTAATGTTTGATTTGTTAATTGTTTCAAATTCAAGGTATGGGCTATCTGGAACAACCACAACAGCTGGTGGAATTACTGTTTCAGGCACAAATGAATAAACATTTCCTGCAACGCTAGATAAGGCAGTTGCTAATGGTGTGCGAACTTGTTCAAGAATTGTCTGATTAGGCATTATTGACAAATACCTTCAGTATCTACATAAGGCCCTAAAATTCCAATTACTCTTGAATATAAACTGCGACCCATACGATATGGAGTTGCTGTAAAATCTACTCCTTCGATTTGTCCGCCGGCTGCGACTCTTGATTGAAATACTTCGACTGATATTGCAAAGACAGCTGATCGAACAGATTGGTTTCCAACATAAGTTGATGCTGATGATAAAGTCGCGCTTCCACTTGGAATAACATTTGCTTCTGCGACATCGGCATTAGTGATTGCAGCTTGGAAGGTATATGCTCCAAGATCTGTGTCAAGTACTGTTCGTGTTCCATTGTATGGGCTTCCGCATCCTGCGATAACGACTGATTGTCCGCCTGTGAACTCATGAACACCTAGTGTAGTGAAAGTAGCGACATTGTCGTTTAATACTGTTTTTTGAATTGGGCTTTTAAATGTAACCAACATTGGCAGGATTGTATTTTCACTTGTATCTATTATGCCATTTAAGTAGGTGTCATCATAAAGAGCGGAAGATACCCCGAGCACGGCTCTCAACTCGCTGGCCGAAATTATGCTAGGCACGAAGTACCTTCCTCTCTTACTCCCATTAAAGGATGCCTATGATCGGGAGCAACCATAGGCACTCAGTTAAATTAAGCTACGTTCAACTTTCTGAAAGCTGTTGGGTAGCGATTTACAACGCATGCATAACCATATAGGCCAATTTCAATGCGTCCGTTAGCAACTACGTTTGCACGAAGTTCAATTGTTCCTGACTCATGGAAGCGCATAGCTGCTGATGGATACACCAAAGCATGCTTTGCATTTGCATCGTCGCCTGTGTAGTTTGGATCAACTACTAGTGATAGGCCAGCAACTGTTCCTGCTGTTGAACCTTGTGAAATTAATCCACCAGCATTTTGTGGAGCTGCTGCTGCAAATAATGGGCGGTTTGAGCCATCTACTGCGCCAAGTAATCCAGCAAAATCAATTCCATCCTCGCCACCGGTTGTTGCAACTAATAGGCGGTTTGGTGTAAAGCGCATTACGCCATAGGAATCAGAAATTCCAAGTGCAATTGCTTTGTAAATTGTGGATGATGATGATTGTGTTGCATTTTGTGCAGCAATTTGTGCAGCGTATGCATCAGTCTTTTGTGCATATGATGCTGCTAGCTCGCGAACCAAAAGATCAGCAAAAGATGGGTCTGAACGATCAAAAAGTTCAACATTTACAATGTTTGCACCTGCGAACTTAACGATTGTGTCCTCTTGGAATGTAACAGCTGTATCAGTTGATGAAAACTCTGATCCTTCTGATGTTACTGCAACTGTTGCCTGTGTTCCTAGCTTTGGAGTGAAAACTTTCATTCCTGATGCTGGAAGTGGAGCACGCTCGATTGAATCGATAAATGGACGAGATGAATCAATTACTCCAATTACATCACGTAGGTAATTTGGTGGAACAGTTCCTGTGTTCTCGGTTACTGTTGCAATTTGTAGTGCTGCAACTAAATCGCGTGCATCGGTATCTCCAGCCAATGCTTTGATCTGTGCATTTAGATATTGTCCTGCTGTAACGTTTGTATCTACGCGTGGCTTTGTGTAAGCAACGTAGTTTGCAGTTACAACTGGAGCTTGTGCCGCTTCTACCGCTTCGGTCGCGATAGGAGCCTCAGATGTAATCTCTGACACTTTGTTCTCCTCTGTTGTTGTTTCCTCAGCGGTTGCTTCGGAATTCTCTGGTGTTTCACTTGCAGCAACTTCCGCCACTCTTGCAGAATCAATTGCTGGCTCGGTTACTAGTGAAACTTCTTGTAAGGAACTTGCCTTAATGCGTAGCACGCCTTCCTCATTTTTCCACTCGTTGATTTTTACACCAACGCTAAATCCATCTCTTAAACCTTCAGCTGCTTCTAATAAAGAATCATCGCCAGCAATTGTTGCAGCTACCTTAAATGTTGCTTCGATACCTGACTCATCAGCTGTAATGTCAATTAATTTGCCAATTGGTCGTGTGCGGTCATGCTCTAGTAATAACTTGACAGGCTTTGAGAAATCAATGCTGTCTTTTTCAAATATGGTAGCACCAGCACTTGTAAAACCTTTTTCATCCCAAGAAACTATTTTTCCTGAGATTGTGCGCTTTTTGCTATCGGCTGCGGTTAGTGTTACTGGGAAATTGATTTTCATCGAATCAAGTCCTCCTCCTCTTGGATTTGCTCAACGCTCATCGCGCCAATGCGGTTTAGGATTTCATAAACTTGCGCACGCTCTAAAGCAGATCCACGCAAGAAATCGTCAATGTCAAATCGAGTTTCAATACCATTAGGGCAGAAATCGGCTTGAGATAATCTTTGTTCAATTGCAGTCAAGATTGGTCGTAATGAAAAGTCAATAAGTGCTTTTCTTTCGGCTGTCATGTTTGAATAAGTCATTGAAGTAGTTTCAGCAGAAACAAATGATGCAGGAATACCGGATGCTCTACTGATTTCCAGCGCTAAGTATTGACGCGCCTCATTGAGCTGAAGTTTGGCTGGATCAAATCCCAAAGCTTGTAATTCAACATCAGCATTTAAGAATGCAGTTGATCTTGTTGATCTTGATGCTTTCCATGACTCTAATAATTTTGTAATACGCTCTGGAGTTAAATTTGTGCCATTTGATTTTAACACCATTTGTGGCATTGGCTCTTTAGCATACATTTCAGCTGCTTTTTCTAATTCTGCTGCTGCTTTAATTGTGCGACCTGCTCTATTAAGAATTCCTTCATCTAATCCATTAAATACAATTAGAGATCCAATTCCAAATGGTGGCACTCGCTTGCCATCAACTGTGTAATAATCAATTTCAGTTGAATTAGCATTTAATGAAGCATAAACTCTATTTGGCGCGATTCTTGTCCATGCTCTAATTCTTGAAGCATCAGTTGCAGCGTAAGAATCCATTACCATTCCATAAGCAACGCCATAAAGTAATAAATCCTCAGCGATCCAAGCATAAATTGCTGAACCTGCAACTCTTGGATCTGGTTGCATAATTACTCGGTTTGGTCTTACATGCTCATTTGTAAAATGATTGTATTGCTCTAAAGGTAAAGATCCGACAGTTGAGCAAATTATATTTCTAGCGCGTGCACCTGATGGAATAGCCATGTATTGCTCGCGAGTTGCAGTTGTTGTTCCAAATAAAATTCCGCCAACTAATTGTTGAGCGTTGTATGGTGAAAGTGATGCAGCTACATCAACTGGATTTTCTTGCGTTGCTCTAAATCTATCAAATAATCCCATTAGCATATAATATACCATAAAGTCAATATATTATGCTATTTGAATATCAACCTCAGTTTCTGGTTGTGTTGCAAAGTAAGTTGCTAAAGCAGAAGCGACAGCTGCACAAACTGCCACTCTACTTGCACGCCTTCCGATGATCCATGACCCATCCCCATAGGGCAGTTTCGCAGCGGAAAGTGTTTGTTGAGTCAGTTCGTCTTGACCCCCGTGCTGTAATCGATGGGAATTGATTGCGCCTAACCACCGATCACACGATTCAGCATATATCGCCCCATCCATATCTGTAATGGGAATTCCAGCAGGAACTAACCGACTTGCGACGGCTTGTGCAGTCCTTTTGGAATAAGCGACAGTCTGAACATTATATTTTCTTACATAGGGAGCAATATCATTTGCAACGGCTAAATCATTTATTGAATAATCATTTGACCAAGTATGAAGTAAAACTAAATTAAATCTTTCACCCGATAACTTTTGAGTTGCAACTAAAGCTCCAAATTTACGATCAGGCGATAAATCAAGTCCTAACCAAGTCGGCTTGTCAGGGTCTAGTGGTATTGGATCAACTTGACACAAATTCCATTTCTGCACATCAATAGCTGAATTTATTGTATCAACCCATAAACACAATACTTCAGTTTTTACAATATCAGGCGGATCATTTATTACAGCTTTTAAGTTATCAGGATGGATAGTTGTTCCAAGCGATGGGTTGGCTTGAGCGAATGCTGGCCAATTGATTTCACCCGACGGAAGGGTAATCGGCGAGTCAGGTTCGGCACTCCATTCAAACCAACCTATCGTATCTAAAGGATTCATGCTGGCTGCTAAAGCACGCTCCCTTAGTTTATTAAGAATTACAGAATGCTGATCACCGGCATTACTGTAAATCCAAACTTGCGGATTTTTTGAACTCATCATGGTATAACGCATAGATGACCAAGCATCCTCATCCTTATATTCTCTTAACTCATCAAGATGAATAGTCGATGGAGCTGAAATTCCTCGAGATGCATTATTTGCTGCTTTTACCACAAATCGACGACCGCCTTTTAATTCCATTTCCTCAGCACCATGTTGCCATCTAATCTTTTTTACTTCACTTGCCAATTTATCGTTTGACTCAATAAGTGAAACCATCTGCCTAAATGTTTCAAGCGAAGTCGTAAGTCTATGAGCTGATGAGAGCTGTAGATTCTCTCCCCATACATACATGCCAGTTAAAATCCTAAGCATCATAAATGTGGACTTACCATTTTGGCGTGCGATCAATAACCCAGCTTCAGAATGATGCCAGCGACCATCTGGCTTAACCTTATGGCCATGAATAGCCACGAACTTTTGCCAATCCATTAAGGGAATACCTATTTCAGCTGCAAAGTCAATCATTTCATGGCCTTTACTCGGTAAATCATTCAATGGAGAGTGAATACGCGGTGTTTTCACACCTCCTAATCCTGATTCGGCCTGAATTGAGTCGATCAAATCTTTTTCAAAATTGTTCAAAGCGATCCGGTCTGATCGTGAGCGATCGAGGTGTTTTGTGGGTTAGAAACCAACAG